TCTAATTGACCTCTTTTGTGCCATGGGTCCCACACATCAATAGGACTATTAGTAGGTTTATCATCTAATGCCTTATTGACTTTGTAAAACTTGATATTAGGGTTCCAGTCCATTAGTGTATACCACTGGTTGACCCAATTATCATGTGGTGTAGCAGTGTTCTCTTTTGCTACATAATGTTTAGTGCCTGCATATATATTATTTACCAATCTAGTATTACTTACTAAATCGTGCCCTATCATATAAATCTCTTTTGGTTGTTCTTTCTTAACTGCAACAAAACCAGCACTTGCGCCACAAGCCCAACCATGATCTTTTGTATCTTTCCACACATCTCTTATATCATTTGACTTATCATCTGGTGTAATCCATGATACATAAATGTGTGAAGAGTTGATCTGTTTCTGTATTATATCTTTTGGTTTGCCACTATGTGTCTTTTGAGCGTTTCTTAAAATACTAATCATACCTTTCATGTTAGTACCGTGTATAACAAATTCTTCAGCCTGTTCTTTCTTGTCTTTATTTTCTTTTACAATATCGTATTCAGATAATTCTTTAAACTCTTCTTCACTTATCATACCTTTTACAACACCATCATATGTCATCTTAGGTAGTTTAGTCCAGTTTCTAAAATAACAAGGTATCTTTGACGCAATACCACTATGATATATTTCGTGTATAATACCATTGTCAACAGCAGTTAAAACATCTGGCATAAAATCTCTGTATATTGCATTACACCCATATATGGTGCCGTGAGGTCGTAAAGTTTCTAAATCAAAGCCTACTCTACTTTCAGCATTACCTATACAAAATACTCTATTAACACCAAGGTTATGAAATTCTTTTATATCTTCATCATTCATCATTTAATTTTTCTCATTTAAAAATACTTCTTTCATAATAAATTTACATTTAGTCCTGTTAAACTTTATAAAAGGACTTAATCTGGCAATCTTATGTGAGATTTCAGGCCAGATAACAGTTTCATTAATTTCTTTATCCCAATTTTTAACATACGAAAGTATTTTATCCATGATGATGATTGTTTGAATTGAGATTTGTTTCGAAAGAAATAATCGTAGCAGTCTAGGGTGTTGCCCATTAGGTACCCGAAGACTATCATCAAACCGAATATCAGCGTTAGTAGCGTCATTACTAATACGTACAATATCGCTTCGAAAATTGTATGTAAATGACTCATTATACTTTCGCCATTTATTGTAAGTAGTTTCTCCATCTGCTCTAACTAAATCTCCTATCCATGTTTTAGAATTATTTGCAAAGTTAGCAACAAAGTAATCAAGTAATTCGTCAGGTTTATATTTAGTAACCAGTTTATGAAAAAAGAACCTGTCGTTTCTTTTGAGAAAAGTATTAAATGATGAATTAACTTTTGCATTGTGTTTAAAGAAATCGTAATTGTCCGTTGAAAAATGTAATTTAATTGCAAGATAAAGTTTGTAAGCTTCATAACTGTTCATAATGGTAGTTTAGCTGAATTTGTTTTTTCAATAAGATTCAGCTTCTCTGCCTCTATTTGTAATTTTTCTTTTAGTGATTTATTTATTATTGTTTTTATTGAACCTGAATCTAAATTATTATCTTCACAATAATTAAGTACAGCCTCCATATATGTTATTCTTTTGTCTTTAACTATCTTTTCAATAATTAACCCAAACTTTTTACTATTTAATAAACTCATTAATGTATATTTCCAGACACAGATATTCTTGTTTCGTCATTATAAAAAGGTGCTACGCTGTGATGTAGCATTGACGGAAATAATAACATTGTGCCTTCATCTTTTTTTGTTAATAGAAAATCATGTATGTAAGTTAACCCTACAGTACTATTATAAGCAAATTGAAAAGATGTATATCTTTCTTTTTTATTATTATCTGGTATTTTAATCCATATACTATAACTTAATATACCATCATGTTTATGAAGTGGTAAATATTCACCTTTTTGTTGTACGTTTATCCATGGGTCACCATTTCGAAAAGGTAAATCACTATTCATAATAGAATAATGAGTTCTAGCATAATCAGGATGTGCTTTAAACCATTCGTTAACTAATGGATTTAAAAACTTAAAAAATTCTTCTTTTGTATGTTGAAGTTGATAGTGTACTGGTACACCTTCACCACTTAAACCAGTTTGAATTTTTACATTTTTTTCTTTACAATGTAAACACTCATTTAAAATTTTAGAATATAATTTTTCGGGAAGTTTAACTCTTAAAACTTTTAAGTTAGGTAATTCAATTAGTTTAAACATAATTTATTATAACATATTATAAGGGAGAGATCAACCCTCCCATATAATTATTCAGCGATTTGATCGCAATTCTTTTTATCTGCTGGTAGACCTGGTTCTTTATCATATAACCAAATATATGAATAAACTACCTTGTCTTCTTTTACTGCACATTTTTTACCAAATGATAGTCTTGGTTCTTTTATAGAACAAGCACTTAGCAATACACCTGCAAATAATATAGTCATTATTGTCTTCACTTTGTCAGTTCTCCGTTTTCTATTTTTGTCGTGTTAAATGAGTGAAATACCATACATCTCTCACTGCCTTGAGGTATATCAATTGTTGCCAATCTTTCACCTTTATCGTTTGCCCACATAGTTATCATATACACTGGATCACCATCTGGTGATGAATCAGTTCGACCTAAAGAAACCTCTGTTGGTTCAAACTTATGCGCCGTTGTGTATCTTTCTACTTCAGCAGGAGTGCCACACACACCTGGTAAATCCAAGAAGTAAAACTCGTATTGATTAAGGTCGTATTTGCTGTTGTGATCTGCAAATACATAACTTGTTAGAAGTAGGGTAAATAGTAGAATTAGTTTTTTCATTCATAACTATTTAGTAATTTGTGTTAACTTTTCTTTGTTTCTAATAAGAAAATCTGCTGTGTGTTTATAGAATAGGTCTTGGTGTTCTTTAATCTTGTCAGAACCATGTACCCACTCTTGTACAAAACCATCTGCACAGGCAGCTAATACTACTGTTTGTTCTATCTTCTTCTCTGGATACATTTCTTCAAACATTTTAGCATATGCTGAACATTGTAAGAAGTTAGCATAATTGTAATCTGCGTCTCTTCTTTTTGTAGAGGTCTTAAAATCTACAACAGATAATTTGCCTTTATATTCTGCGACACAATCTACTTGACCTGCAACTCCTAATTCTTTTGAATATAGATACTCTTCTAAGCAAAGTATATTATCTACTCTTGCAAGATATGGTTTTATAATTCTAAACATACCTAATGGTTCAATAGCTGTCACACCTACGTTCTTATCATCTTCATTATTTAAATGATTTTCAATAAGTTTGTGGGTAGCTTTACCTCTGTTAGTAGCAGATACAGAAATATAGTTAGCCATCTTTTCGCCAACTGCATTTCGCCATGCTTCTATTTTTTGTTTTCGTTCTGGTATAGAACCTAGTATTGATGTCACAGAGGGCATATTAACACCATCAATAGTGTAATATCTTATGCCCTCTAAATTTTTACCTTTTACTCCTAATGATTTAGGAAGATGACTTTCGTCAAGTTTCACGTGCTTAAATGCCATAATTATCCTTCATAATATTATTCATAGTATTATTATATAACAATTTTGTTATATTGTCAAGCCTTATCCTTCCATCAATGAATTATTGATGTCTTCTTTACTTGGACCTGTTGTTTTAGAGTATTCTTTTTGATAAACGGTTCTACCATTTGCGTCTCTAAACGCTCTTAAATATTCTCGTCTATTCTCTTCATCATTCTTATAGGAACAATGAACCCAACCAGAATTAGGTTCTTCTGGTTTGTGATACTCCAATATACACTGGTCAAAGTTTAGATTGTCAACTATCCAGTCGGCAACCTCTCTATTAGACACACCGAATATTTCGAAGTCGGCGGCCTGGCCATCTGCGTGCTGTGAGTTTAAAGATGAGCCTATGGCAATACACAACTCACCAGACCTAAAGCCTGATGATACAGAAACCACTTTACCGAAGTGATCCCGTACTGGTTGTAAAATATTAGTACATAGGCGCTCTAAAGACTCTATGTGATCTTCGTTAGGATTATTATTAATCCCTTTACGAACAGCCGTGTCGCTCTTAATTAGCTCTTTAAGAGTGAAGTTTTTGCTTAATCGCATATAGTTTATCCTTTGCTTTTAGTTTAATTTTCTTCAAGGTTCTTAAATCGTACCATGATCTAGTTGATCTGTCAATACTTCTTTTTGTCTCTACACTATTCACTTCTCGTTTTAATTCTTTATGGTGTGTTTTGATCTCTAACATATTATCCCCTTGTAAGTTTTAGCAGTTTATCCATTTGTGCCTTGATAATAGGACCCCTATTAGGCCAATGAATATACGGCTCGTTTGACTTTGATAAGTTATATAAAAACGGCAATACAACTTTCTCAATTTCTTTAAATCGTTTATTTACATCTGCGTCTTGTATGTCTTTATTCACGGTTTCTTTTTCGGACACAATCTGCATAACTTCGTTCATCATAGATTTAATTGATGAAACATCCGATTTAACTTTTGCTAATTCAATGTTTGTTCCTTCTAAAGCTTTTGTATCAACAGCTGGTGTTGATTTGCTTTCAGAGGGTTTACTTGACACAGGAGTAAAACCAAAGTCAACACTTGTATCAAATTCTCTCATAAAATCAGGTATATCATTGCTCATAGTTTTCTACCTCCTTTTTCATTTTTAAATGTTTAAGTTCGTTTTGTAATTCTAATTGTTGTTGTGTGATTTTTTTTATTTCTTTTGCTGTATCAATTGATTTTTTTACGTTGTCATAGGCGTGTGTTTTAATAGACTTCTTTGTCGTAATTGTAGTTGCTAAATCAATTCCGTTATATGCTTTTACAATAGTATTGTTGTTAACGGCAACGCCTGCACCAGATGTTAGTAAAGCAAACTCTGAACATCCTGTTAAAAATAGTCCTAGTACAGCGGGCAGGACTATCTTATTAAGGACATTCCTGCCCTTTGTGTGTTTGTACAATGAGCGGATTGACCTATTAGACTCAGGTATACGACCGTTGCGGTTCAGTTGCTCGCTCTGTACTATATTATTTAGATTTTGCATTTCTTCCATTTGCCCATTTTTTTCTGTGTTTAGACATCACTTGTTCTGTTTTAATTTGTTTTATGCTTTTAGTTCCCATGTCCTGTGCTAGTTTACTTTTTGGGTGATTCTCTGCAATCTTACTTAATGTTTCATTCCACCCTTTATCACTTCTATATGACATACCACTAACGCCTGCAACTATATTAACACTGGTAATAATTTGTCTAACATTTTTGTTTTTCTTTAGATACTTCTCCATGTCAGATATAGACATCAAATCAGTCCAAACTTTACCAGTTTTTTTGTTCTCAAATGTATATGATGGCATTTATTTTAAAGTTAAATGATACTTTAATTGACTAACAGCTTCTAACATATCCTCTAGTATGCTCAAAAGATCAATAGAATTTAATTCATTAGATAATTTTTCAATTCGATCTTTTGTTTCTGTGATCCGTTGCACAAATTCGTCACTTTCAGGATCAACATAGTTCGCCACGTTGGGAACCATTTCGCTGTTAAAAGATATTCTGGCACTATTACCTTGATAAGTTTCTACAAACCTATCATTTAGTTCATTAAATTTTGTATAGTGTTCGCCTAGTGCCTCATGCTCAGCAAAACTTTTAGTTTGCCAATGAGAGGCCTGTACGAAATTAAGCCAATGAATATTTGCATTTACAAATTTTGATATTGTTTCGTGCATAAGTTTATTTATATGTTCTCCTCTTCTTTAAATTTCTCTAATCCTTCTGAATACCATTGAGGTATAACAGCAGGTGATTTCCATGTTGCAAATCTATTCTTTTTCATTATGTAATATTTACGATAACTTGCAACACTATCGCCAGGTACTAAACATTCGTCAGGCATTGCTGGTGTAGCGTCACTACCTATTGCATTGATATTAGCATTGTTAGGTGGTTCTTTTAACAAATCTTTTAGTTTTGTTATTGATACATGGTCAACATCTTTGTTGTATCTTTTTTTGTATTCTTCATTAAGTGCCATCATGTGGTTGTATAACCATCTGTAATTATAGGCAGACTTAATAACCCATTGTGTACTAGGGTGTCTTAACCAACCCGCTTTGTAAATGATTGCTTCTTCATTAGGATTTTCTAATCGCCATCTTTTAATCTTACGGCCATTTTTAGTTTTATCATCATAAGGCGTACCGTCTAATACTCTTTTAGCAGTACAAAGCATTTGAGCAGACTCTAATATCATTTTGATTACATGCTTGTCGCATGACATCTCAGCTGCTTTTACTGGGTCTTTATCTAAATAAAATATATTCATTTATAACTCGCATATATTACAAATACTATAGCCATTATAAAACAAACTACTAGTACATGATTGCCTAGATTCCATAAACTTTTACCAACCGTATGTGGATTTTTAGGGTCTATAAAATTTTTCATTAGTGTATTAATTTGTCGGTTACGTATTTCACTAGTTTATATTCTTTTGCAAGGTCCATCATTTTATGATACCACAATGCCTTGAAGTCATCACTTTGTGCTTTCTTACAAGCACTTGCTAATGCGTTTAAGCGTCTAACTTCGATTGGAATATAAACCTTTATATCTTCAGTTGTTCTCATATATCTATTATTGTATAATAAATCCTTTATCTTGTCAAGCGTTTTTTTCATTGATTTTGTCGTCTTTTTTCGTCATATCCTAGAAAATGTGTGATAGCATATCTACCCCACTTGTCTTTACGAGAATCATCTATGACTTTGAGTTCATCAACACCATGTAAATAAAAACTAGGTATAATAACCATTCTATTATTTTTTATTTCAATAGAAGAATATGGTTCTCTTTTATTTTGTTTAGTATATAGGTTTAAATTACCACCAATAAAGTTCTTAGGTGTTTTATACAACCATATAAGAATTGTAAAATGACACGAATCAATATGAGGATTGTAATAGTGTTTATCTTCATAGTAGGATATTAATGTATCACTATAATTTGTAATGCTAAAATATCTATACAGATCATAAGGCGACTCACTAAATGATTCTCTTAAACCATCATGTATATCTTCATGTTTAAATAAATCTGTTCCTTTAAATATTAATGACCTTGTAGCACCTGATTGAGTATAAACATCATTCATAGGTATTGCCATCTTATCGCCTACAAATTTACCATCAATTATCGCTGTTGTGTTCTCATGTACAGATTGCATTTGTGTATGAGAATAAAAATCTAATTCTTTCCAAACACCTTCTAATAAGTATTTGTCATAAAAATCATCTACAACTAAATGTGGTAATAGTTTATCTTTGGCAGGTTGTATAATCATTTGTTATCACTTCTTATCATTCCAATCATATATTTGATTAAGTTTTAATTTTATTTCGTCAGAATTTAATTCTTTAATATCTGTTGACAATAATTTTCTAAAGTCTCTATCTTTTTTTTTGAGATTTTTAGTTTTCTTTTCTAATCTTTTTAATTTATCTGCTTGTCTTTTATCAGAGTTTTGTTTAGTTAAATTTCTCTTCATTTTCCATTGTCTCAATGATATATTAGCAGCAATTAATAATAATACTGCAAGTGGGTCAAATACGAATATAAGTATTAATATGATAATTCTTACTGCGGAATCAAAATGATCTTTAGCCTCATCACCATAAATCAACTCAGCGACATATTTTAATGGACCCACATCCGCTTCTAATTTTAATTGTTCTATGGTTATTGACGATTTGGAATTGTTCAAGTTCGCTATTTTTTCCATTGCTTCGTCTATTGATTTATTCAACAGGTCTCGTTCTTCTTTTTGTTTCTTTCGCTCTTTTAATCCCCTACTAACATATTCCTTGTCAATATAAACATCAAGTGCCTTATCTAATTGATCAAGTGTTCTCTCTGATCTCTCTATAATTGATTGTTGTTGAATAATCTTTTTGTCTATAAGTAATATCTGTTCCTGATTACCTGCTGTAGGTTTAACTTGATCTAGGTGTGCCTTTGATAGAAAACCAAAGATACCCATTGATGTTATGAATACTAATACAATGATTGCTGTAAATAGATATGTTTTTAATGCTCTAGGAATATCTGAGCGCCAGTTATGATAGAGCCAAGATGCTGCTACTAACTTACCTACTTCTAATGCTGAACCCATTGCTATAATAGGTACTACTGCGCCAGAGAATAATGTTGCAAGTCCTAATATAGAATAACCTGCTGCTATTAAAGAAATAGCAATTGCTGATATGAAAGTTAATAGTATTAAAAACATTATAATATTTATGTTAACCAGTTATAGATTGCTCGTAATGCTAAAAGTAAATACATTGTCTCCATCAATGCTCTAGGTGTGTCTTTATCCTTAATGCCCATGTAAATCCATATAGTACAAGATAATGTTGCAATAGCCCAACCCATCCATTGTGTTTCAATATCTGCATTTGACAACACAAAAGCACCAATCATTGCTAGTAGAAAACCTACCCAACGCCAACCATCAATCTGTTTGTAATATCTTATCTTCATAGGTATTTTTTTTTGTACCATTTGTAGAATACTTTGTCATTAAAATATTCTGCAATGGCTTTAGCAGGAACTTGATCACTTCTTATACAATCTGCTACATCCTGATAGTCTGTTATATCTACTTTATATTTCTTTTTCAATTTGACTTTTGATAATGTCATTAAAAATCTCCTACGTTTTTCTTTTTCAAACGGTGTCATCGCCAAAATAACCGTGTGGTCTATTCTTTAATTCTTCTTTTTTTCTTTCTTCTTCTTTTTTGTGTTTATTATAGAAATATAATATAGCAACAGCACCTACAATACAGATACTAGATGAATATATTAACATTCCTAATGCAAACCCTAATGTCATTTAATCTCCTCTGGTTTATCTTTTGGTAAAACAATGTCAGAAACCTTTTCTTTAGGTGGCACTTTTTTCTTAGGTTCATTTATTGCCTTATCAGTTGCAACCGTATTCTCTAGTTTTCTAACTCTTTCAATTATTCTAATTACCCTATCGGCATAATCAGGTGTAGTTGAAAATTTTGTTAATGTTTTAATTAAAGCAATTGCGTCCATGTTATTATTCATAACCAATTGTTTAGTTCTTAAACTTCTAAAGTCCTCATAAGCAGGGTGATTGTTTAATATTCTTACATACTCTTTTACACTAGCACATTTACTAGGAAAGACTCTGACTTGCCAAGGATTGTTTTTAGGAAAACCTTTTGGCAACATACCAGGGTGATCGCCCCATGTTCTAATACCAAATAAGTTATTACCTTCTATTGCAAATCTACTTGTACCCCAAGCAGACTCTAATGCTGCCTGACCCATAATCATTTCGTAAGGCACTCTCTCCATTCTAGGTGTTGTAAAGTTTATGTAATCAATACATTTACTTAATGCTTTTACAAACTGCACATCATTTTCATATTCCATACTAGGTTCTTGTAGACCTAATTTATTTGCCCAATCAGTATAATATGCTTCTACTGATTTTTTCGTTTTATGTAATGTATAAGGATTAGGATAAAACGAACCACTTACAAAAACTAATACTAATACTAGTATTGAATACGCAACCTTCTTCCACACTGGTATTGGTTTTGTAGGTTTATCTTCTTTGATTTTTCTAATCATTTACCTCTCCATGTTTTAGCATTTTTCGTAGATTCTTTGTGTCTCTTTGAGTAGTAATCACATAATGTTTATGTGTCACCTTATGTTCGTTAACTGGACCTATAAAAGGCACATTGTATTCTCTCTGAAACAATAAAATACCTTTCAAGTACAAAGGTAATAAAACATCAAGCATTTTATCCTGTGTGTCTTTAGGCACTTTAGGTGTTTTTAAATAACCTTTGCCTTTTATTAAACCTTTAATTAGTTCTTTGTGTTTTTTATTTAACTTCATGTATCCTCCTCACCATATATTCATAACCATGTTCACTAAATCTCTTTTGCGTAAACGCTAGAGTCTTGTTATCTAAAAACACTCTATAACTTTTAAATATTTTCTTACTAGTTTTGCCTGGAAAATTGTCTAGGATATCTTTGTGTAAATGACCTGTGTAATAAACAACTTTATCTTTTTTGCCTTCTAACACATCATTGATTATAGAAACACCATTTTTAATTTGTTTCTTTAACCACTCATCAATATAATTCTTCTCACTATTAAACATAATATAATAAATTTTTTATAATCTTAAACCGATCTTTTGCACTTTAGGTTCAAACGACCAGAATAGGCCATTGTGAGCACCTGTATCTCCTAAATTTTGCATTTGATATAAATGTACCATTTCGTGTATCAATGTATCTAAAAAATCTCTTTTATCTTTGTACCATGATTCCATCTCTAATTTGTAAAACCTAGTACCTTTTCTTTTCCACTCCATAGTAACCACTTGACCCATACACTTCTCTCTAGTTAGGTCTTTGATTAATACATCACCAAAGGCAGATAGTTTATTTTTAAATACAACTCTGTTAAACTCTCTAAAATACTTTTTAATGTCTTTGTAAGTAGTAGCATATTTTCTTTTTACAGAGCATTGTCTAGTTATAGTTCTTTTAAGTTTAGCTTCAGACGACATTTTTTTTAATTTTTTCCTCATTCTTCTTTTTCCTCTTATCATTAATAGTTTGTATTAATAACAAAGTCAATATGGACAAAATGATTATAACTAAATCTTTTGGCACATATGTATAAAGTATATTCAAATAATAGAC